AGTGCAAAACCTGTGCCATCATCTTCAAGCTGTCTCCATAACCAATTTGCACCCGATGGAGAATTAGCAACATCTTCACCAGTTACAGTTATTGTTCCTGCACTTGTAAGCGTAGCTCCATCTCGAATAGTCATAGTGCCTGTTGATATGGCAGAAGCATTACCCGTAAGTGTTCCAGTTACATCTATATGTTTTGTTACTGTAAGGTTAATGTTACTTCCTGAATTGTAAGTATCTAATTGTCCTGCCGCTATTGTAAGGTTTCCGCTAAGCGTGGTATGGGCCGAACGAAGATTAACTACTGCACTTGCATGATTAATTGTTAGGTTTCTAATTGTTGAACCAGAAGAAGGAACTAAATCAACATTTGTAGCCGCTTCTGTTCTAATATCTAAATCTAAACTTGTTGTGGTATTGTCTGTTATTATACCACCTATATTAACTGCATAACCGTCTGTTGTAGCCCCAGTGCCATCTGCTTCACCAAGAATAAATAGCTTAGCACCTGCATTTGAACCAATTTCTCCATTGGCTAAAACTGTAAGTGAATTACAAGAATCATTACTATCTACATTACAAGCATTTATGCTACCACCAGATGTATCTGGTATAATTACATCATCTCCGTCAGCAGGAACGGAACCTGTGTCCCAATTAGCTGCTGTAGAGTATGCCGTAGAACTAGAGCCGTCCCAAGTAACTACTGCCATTAGGCCACCTCACTTACGAAGACAATTTCAGAGTATATAGGAGAAGCCATTCACTAAATGGTCCCCGAACAATGTACTAATACATTACCTGCTGGTAAAGCATAAGTCCCTGAACCAGCATTCTTCATTCTTATTGTAAGTTTTCTTAACCCTGTTGTAGATATAGACTTCATAGCTGAGCTTGTAGCTGCTACTGATATGTCATCACCTATCTGAACCCAATAACTACTGGTTGGCGTTGCAGCCGTTCCCAAAGCAGCAGGAGCTGTATGTAAGCTCCCCCAAACTTGAGCAGTCATTGCATCACTGTCTGCGTTTCTAAACTGTATTGTAAATCTTTCAAATTCCTCACAAGTAAATGGAGAAATGACTTCCTCGTAAACATCACTTGCAGGTATCGTTACTGCATCATTTTCTATAAGCAGCGTTTTGAACGAATTACTGTGCCTTGTTAGTGTTGCTGTATCTACCATTACTTAGCTTTCCCCTTTGGCTTTTTAAGTCCTTTGCCTTTTTTAGGCTTTGCCTTGGGTTTTGCCTTTACTTCTTTTTCTTTGGTTCCAGAAGTTTTGCTGCGAGTTCTAACCCCTGCGCCGATGCCTTTAGGCCCGACCTCAGGCTGGACTTCAAACGCGGGATTTTTAAGTAACTTTTCAACGAAAGGGGCGAATCTCTTGTGAGTTTCGTCAAATTCGTAGACCATGTTGGGCTTGAACGTATGTACAAGCCCCCCAGCAGTCCTAGCGAAAGTAATCCCAGTCCCTTTGTACCTAATCTTAACCATGATATCATAGCTCCGATTAAGCTGCTGTGGTGTATTCCAGTCCGCGTAGTATTCCTTGTGATTTAAATTTAGTACAGATTATTTCACCAGCAGTCATGAAAGCATAGTTACGTTTCAATGCTTGCACGTTTGCCAAATCTTCTTGTGCCAAGAAAGTGGTTGGTGCTGCAATCTTCATGTACAAGTTTTTCATATCTAACAAGAAAATTGGTCCCATTGCTGTCTTAGTTCCGCCAGATACAGCTTGGTTATCCATTTTGTTAGCTGTTAAATGCTGTGTTGCGTAAATTGGTACGCTGTCATAGTATCCAACTCTTCCATCTAAGTTCATTCCAGGTTGTGACTGAACTCCATTGGTTCCTTTTGGAGCTTGTGACTCCATTGTCATTCTCCATGTTGCGTTAGAAGTTCCTGCGGTGATTAGTTGTTTTAATTCAGTTAGCTGTTGATATCCAGTTAGTAAAATCAAGTCACTGTATTCAGCGCCATTTTCGATTGCACTTTGAATCATTTTATCTAACATTGATAATGTTAAATCTCTACAGGTTTCGTTTGTACTTATTGTACCGTGGTCAACGTATGCGTTTGCCCAGCTATCTTCGTTAGATTCTCCTGCGCCAGTTTGGTCACGGTCAATGTCGTAAATGTCTACATCAGTAACTGCGACTGCACCCAAAGATGCTAAATCGTTGTCTGCTACAATTCTTTGTAGAGACTCAAAGTTAACTGCTGTTTCTGTACTTACAGGTTCGACAAGCATTGCATCAATGTAGTATGCGTGTGCTTCTGCTGCCTGTGTTCTTAAGAAAGCTGCTAGACCTTTTACTCCGTCATCTGCTTCAGCCAATATTGCTGCTTTTGTAGAGACTGTGTAAGGACTTACAATTTCTTTGATGTTTGCACTAACTTGTTTTAAGTCTGGTACATCAGAAGTTCCAAAACTTGCACCTTCTACTTGTCCAATGTTAGAAGCTGATGCTGTTCTTTTGTGCATAACTCTCCAACCTGATTGTGTCCAGCCTTCCTTTCTGAAGAGCTTAAATATGTCGGATTCTGAGTTTAACTGATTGAAAACACTTGCACCATACATTGTGTTAAAGTATGCAGTGTCGTCGGTTTTCAAATCATCTTTTCTGATTCCGTATCTTGCTGAGATATCTAAACCGCCGCGATAGTAAGCATTGACATAGTCTTCAAAACTCATTCCAGCCATTTTAGAAACCTCCTGTTATGTTTTTGTCTGCTTTCATTCTATCTATTTCCTCTAGTGATTTTGATACATTTAAGAAATCAATCTTTTCCACTTCTTCAGCTTTTGGAGCTGGAGCAGGTGTTGCTTTCTTTCCTGTATAAACGTTAATGCCGTGTTTCTTCAAGGTTGCTAAGGATTTTTCTAAGTCATCAATTTTAGTTGATTTCTCTTCTTCATACATTTTTTCTTCTTCCTCTTCTTCTTCCTCTTCTTCGGCTTCTTCTTCTGGTTCTTCTTCCTCTTCTTCCTCGGCCTTTTCTTCGCCCATATCTTCTAAGTAAGCTAAAACCTCTTTAAGTTTAGCAAGTGTGGCTTCCATATCTTTCATAAGTGCCTCTTCCTTGCCAACCTCAACTGGCTCATCTAATCCAGCAGCTAATTCTACGTCCTCTGTTGCGACGATTTCTTCGTCCTCAGACTTGGCGTGATTGCCACCACAAGTGCATTCTGTCATGTATATAGACTGCGAAAAGGGTATATAAGCAACCAATACTTTCCGGAAACTAACTTTTCTTATTCCAAGAAGGTGTCCTTCCCCTTCTTAATCTTTCTTTAGGTTTCCAACCTGCTCGTGACATTGCATTCTGAAATTCCCTGCCTGATTGGTCTCTTACTCTACTTGGACTCATCTTTGGACCACGTCCGGGAAATGAACCGGGGTCTCTCCAAAGCTCTGCGCAAAAAGCCCTTGGTTTTTTTACATTCTGAAGACCATCATAATTTCTAAGATGTTGTTTTGCATTTGCAACGCAAGCTGCCATAAATCCTCGCATACCTCTTCCTGTTCTTCCTGTCCTTGGTGCCTTGCTTATCGCGATGCCTTTCTTAACAGCACATTTTTTTATTCCTGCTATGTCCCATATATGTTTGTCAATCTTTCCTAATATATCTGTTACACTACTTGTACTCCACATCTTACAAGACCAATATCTTGCCTTATGCTTTGGACCGGGATTGTCACAATTATGTCTTGCTCTAAAGTTTCTGCGTTTGTCAGGGTCATCACGCTTGATGTCCATCTTAGGGTCGCCAAACTTTACTTGAACTGTATTACCCTTTTCGTTCTTTGCATAAACTCCAAATTTCTTTTTTTCACCACTTAATCTAAAAGGCTTGTTTAATTCAACCTTCCTGCCTTGATACTCAGCTTTGTTAATTATTCCAAGAATGTCATCAAGGCTTTCATTCATCTTACTAAATCTTCTAGCCTGTATTGCCCTCTCTTGATTCACTGCGCCTGCACGCGTAGGATGACAGCCTAATAATTTCTTGTCCTTCTTAGCAAATAAACAATATTTCTTTCCCCTACGTTCTATTATCTTCTCTACCATTCCTTCTATCTCATCTAGAGTTACTTGCTTTGTCACCTTTACAGGTTCTTCTGCTTTTGCTGCTGCTACTTGTGTAACAGTAGCTTCTGGGTTAGCTGGCCTGTTGCCAACCCAAGACACGGACCAAAGAGACAACTCGGAGATGTTGTTGTGGCAGACGTCTCCTTCGCAGACCTTCTCTTGTTTTTCAGCTTCGCCCCTTATAGACGAACCGCCCTTGTCACCGTAAATCTTCATCTCTTCCCATACCCTATCATGCATCGGAAGACGGTTGTGTACTCCAACCCTTAGTTTTACTTTACCATCTTTAACCTTATACGCAAGAGGAAGACCAACTGGCATCTCCTCATGCTTGTATGAATAAACCCCGTATTTCATATAGAAATCCATGGATTCTTTAATCGTGTCAGTTCCTATCTTGTCGTTTTGTTTGTCGATAACTGGTGAACTAATATATGTCTCTAATATTCTCTCGTTATACCATTCAGGCCGATAAACTTTCCAGTTAGTGTCTTTAGCGTCTGCCACAGCGTAAGATTGGCTACGTGTATATAAACAAAAATATCTTTCCGGAAACCTATCCTTCGTTTGCTCTTCTTACTGCAATAGCTCTGATTTCATCTTTAATATCATCCATATACTCTAGCATTGCATTCCTTGAAAAATTACTTGCATCTAAAAAAGGTTGATTTTGATATATTGCTTTTGCTAACAAAAACGGAGGCATTCCATAATAATCTGCATACTCCTTAATCGTATCAGATTTCCAATATGGAAATGGAGATGGCCCTCCTTTATCTATTATTCGTGCATACTCTTTATTACTAGCTATTGTTAATGTACTACCGCTAACAAATGCAAATATTGAAGCGTTTAATTCTCCAGTTACATTATTTACCTTTTCATTCAAATAACCTCGTGCAGTATCTTCAATTGCCATACTATATGTCTCAAATGCTTCTTCAAATATCTCATCCCAATTTTTACCCTGTTTTAAAAAATTTAAAGACTTTTTAATATTGGCGTAACCTTTTACCGAATACGTTGCCATTATTTGTAAGAAGCTACTTCTTCTACAGACGCATCACCGTACTTTTCCTTCCACCTACGATTTACTTTGTCTGCAATATTTTTTCTCATTAACATTCTTTGATTCTTGTTGTATTGTTTCATGTACTCGCTTTTGTTATTCCAAGCCCTTTCATGCTCGCACTCTTCACATAATCCATTAGACATTAACCTAACTCGACTTTCTCCCGCCATACACTTTTTACAACTCTTCACGGTTTTAATGCTCCTACTTCTGGTTTAGCCTCCTCTGGCATACTAACTTGTGGCTTATCTGGAAGAACTAAATTTCCATCCTTATCCAACGTAGCCTCTATTCCTACCTTATTTAATACTGTAATTATATTTGCCTTCTGTAACATATTTGCTAACGCTTGTTGCTCGTTCTTTGTGTTAATGTCTGCAAACTTTACCTTCCATGTCTGGATTCCCATCAACTTCATTAATGGTTTAAGAAATCCCATTTCCAAACATTGTTGGGTTTCTAAAACTGTTCTGTCAAACAAAGATATCTGCTCACCCTCTGCATTCAACCCACCTACGCCCGCTGTGCTACCTGTTACTATCGGCATAACGCCATACGATGCGTTTATGTCGTTGTTAATGCGCTCCATATATGGTAAAGCCATCAACTCATCCATGTTAGGCATAACTGGCACAAACTTCGCCTGACCGCTTCCTGTACCCTCACCCCTACTACTTATAATTGGAACAAAGTTCGGATTACGTCTGGTTTCCTCCGCAATATATTCTCCCAATCTGTTTAAACTTTCTTCATCATGACCGGGAATATCCAAGAAACCTTTAGGTGGTCTCTCTAATTTATAAATCTTATTTTGGAAGTTTTCAATAGCGAGAGCTGTTTCGATTTTCTTAGAAAGACCTATAATTGGCGACTGACCATACAAT